GTTTAACAGGGGGCGGATCAAGTGGCGCTGTAACTTTAGCGGTAAGCGTTGCTACAAATGCACAAACGGGAACAAGTTACACCCTGGCTTTGGCAGACAATGGAAAAATAGTTACATTATCTAATGCTTCTGCAATAACATTAACTGTTCCTACTAATGGAACTGTTGCACTCCCTGTTGGCGCGCAAATTGCACTTGCTCAATTTGGTGTGGGGCAAGTAACTGTTGCCGGTGCTGGTGGAGTTACAGTAAACTCAACACCAGGATTAAAATTAAGAACGCAGTATTCAGGAGCGGCTTTAACACAAATATCAGCAAACAATTGGTTACTAACGGGAGATTTGAGCGCATAATGGCACATTTTGCAAAACTAGATGAAAACAACATTGTTCTTGAAGTAAATGTTGTTAGTAATGATGTACTAGATCCAAACAATGAAGAAGCATCAGGTATTGCTTTTTTAACTGAATGGTCAGGCGGTTATACAAATTGGAAACAAACTTCTTACAACGCTACATTCCGTAAAAATTACGCGGGTATTGGGTATGTTTATGATGAAACTCGTAATGCTTTTATATCTCCAAAACCTGCATTTGATGAAACAATTACATGGGTTTTGAATGAAGAAACATGTCAATGGGAAGATCCAAATGCTCCAAAACCTGATCCAAATGTAAAAATTAAAGTTGAAGGTTTAGAGATCATTGAGGAAAGTTAATGCTGTACACAAGTTTTGTAGGTTCAGGTGGGCAACCTGGCGCACCCACAATTGGAACAGCAACCGCTGGCAATACGCAAGCAACGGTTACTTTTACACCCCCTACCTACACAGGCAAAGGTGGCGCTATTACTTACACCGCAACTTCTTCTCCTGGCGGATTGACTGCTACGGGATCAGGTTCACCTTTAACCGTGACTGGATTAACTAACAACACGGCATACACATTTACAGTTGTAACAAATACTTCTTATGGTGTTTCATCTATTGCTTCAGCCGCATCAAATAGCGTCACGCCTGTTCTTCCTGTTGTTACAGGCGGAACATTGTCATCTGATGCAACTTATTATTACAGAGCCTTTACTGGTAACGGCACATTAGGAATTGCAGATGGCCCACTTACCGCAGATATTCTTGTTGTTGCAGGCGGTGGCGCTGGTGGCGCTGGTTATTTTACAGGTTCAAGCGGTAACTTCATACGCTTTGTTGGCGGCGGCGGAGGTGCAGGCGGAGTTAAATATGATGCTTCTCAAGCACTTTCTATTGGTAGTTATTCAGCAACAATTGGCGGCAGTGGATCTAATTCTTCTTTAAGTTCTTATTCTGCAACTGCGGGTGGATTAGGTGGAACTCAGGCGGTAGGTGCAACAGGTGGTTCAGGCGGCGGTGGAGCAATTGACTCACCAGTTGTAAGCGGTACTCCTTCAACTACATTTTATGCAGGCGGAGCAGGAACATCAGGACAAGGTAACGCTGGATCAGTTGCAGGCAATTTTACAACTCTTGCAGGCGGTGGTGGCGGTGGCGCAGGAGCGGCAGCAACTTCATCAAACAATGGCGCTAATGGAGTAAACACATATTCTTCTTGGCCTCCTATTTCATCTCTTGCTAGTGGATTTGTTGGTGGCGGTGGTGGTGGTGGTTTATTTGCGGCTTTTACAGCAACAACTGGCGGATCAGGCGGCGGTGGTGCAGGAGGATCAGGCCCAGGTACGGGTTACACATCACCTGTTACTGGAACAACAAACACTGGCGGCGGTGGTGGTGGCGGTGGTTTGAATGGAGACAATCAAGGATCTCAACCTGGCGCTAATGGAGGTTCAGGAATTGTTGTAGTGCGTTATACACGCGCTCAAGTAGGTGGCTAATGGCTACCACATACCGTTATTTATTTGTTGATTTATCAAGCAATACGATTATTGGTGAATTGCCTTTAACTGGCGTTGGTTTTACTCAGCAATTAAATCAGCCTGGTAGTTTTCAAGGACACCTTCTATTGTCGGGTGTAAACGCCGATAAATATAATGTTGAACTTGCCACTATTCCTGCCCGTTGCGGAATGTATGTAGATCGTGACGGCATTTTGGTATGGGGCGGAGTTGTGTGGGGGCGCTCCTATAACAGCACTACACAAACCCTTACTTTTAACGCTCAAGAATGGATTTCATATTTTGATCATAGGCGCGTTACACAAGATGTTCAATTCACAAATGTAGATCAATTACTTATAGCAAAAACACTTATTGAAAATGCGCAAAACGCAACTTACGGTGACATTGGTGTTGGATATAACTCAGCCGGACAAACAACATCAGGTATTCTTGTAGATCGCATTTATTACAATTATGAATTAAAAAATGTATTTCAAGCCATTCAAGATTTAAGCCGTCAATCTGATGGTTTTGATTTTGCTATTGATGTTGATTATGACATTAACGGGCAACCTGAAAAATACTTTAATACTTATTATCCGCGTAGTGGTTTGGCTTATTCATTTGGCGATCCAAATGTTCCTGTTTTTACATTTCCTGCCGGCAACATGGTTGAATATGAGTACCCTGAAGATGGATCAATTGTTGCCAACACCGTTTACGCATTAGGCGCTGGCAGTAATGAAGGCAAACTAATTGCAATTGCTCAAGACATTACTAAATTATCTACGGGTTGGGCGTTGCTAGAAACTACCGCTAATTACTCGGATATTACAGATCAAACCGTTTTAGACAATTTGGCTATTGCTCAATCGGTTGCTACTTCTTATCCTCCAACAGTTCTTAAAGTGGTAGTGCCTGCTTATGTTGATCCGGTATTTGGATCTTATGAGGTAGGTGATGACGCTCGCATAATCATTACTGATAGCCGTTTCCCTAATACATTAGATGAGATTTATCGTATTGTTGGTTTGTCAGTGCAACCAGGTGAAAATGGGCCTGAACGCGTGACCTTAACCCTGGCGCAAGGAGCAGGTGAAGCATAATGCCGTATTTAAATCAGCCTCAAGATCTCAATAGAATTTTTACAGACATCTATAACCGTTTAAATAAATTAGAAACGGCTACACGCTTTACATTTCCTAATGTAACTACAGATCCAACTTACCCGCGTATTGGTGATGCGTGGTTAAACATTACAACTAACCAGGCAAAGATAGTAGATAGCACTGGCACTGTTCGCGTCATTACTTGGACATAATTGATAACATTTTCCCATGAATTTAGACACTGCCCGCACACTTCTTGACATTTTCTTTCTTGTAATTATTTTGCCTGTTGCGGGGTTTAAGGTTTGGCGCAAACTTGATGAACGCCTGACTGCTCAAGATGGCAAATTAGCGCGCATTGAATACGCGTTGTTCAATGAGGGCAGAGGCATGGAGCAACAACTTAAAGAAGTGCATAAAAATCAACAAATAGTAATTACGGATTTGGCTGTATTGAAAGCCAAAAGTGCGTAGGCATTTAACCGTAGGCATAGCATTAACAATTTTGCTAAGCGGGTGCGGGTATCAAGGCTACACGCGCTATCCATGTCAGGAATTTGTAAACTGGGAAAAGGCAGAATGTAACCCGCCGCAATGTGAAGCGGTAGGACAATGTACAAAGGACTTATTACCTAATGTGGAGTTCCAAAATGGCTAGACGCAAATACACACCTGAAGAATTACATGCCCGCTTAATTGTCACCATAGGAATTTTGCTTGCCCTAGTCTTTGCGGGTTCAGTCTTTGCCATGTTGTATGCGCTGGTGTTTGTCACGCAACCTATGGCACAAGCGCCTAATGATGCGGCCTTTATTGATCTTGTTTCTACCCTATGCGTATTTCTTACGGGAACGCTATCGGGCATTTTGTCGGCTAATGGACTAAAATCTAAACCAAAGCCACAGGAAGGAAAAGAAGATGAGCCTAAATAAAGTCATAGAACTTTGTGAAGCATCAGTTAATTACACAGAAGGCCCAAACAATGACACCACATTTGGCAAATGGTTTGGCCTAAACAATCAACCCTGGTGCGCAATGTCTGCATCAAAGATGTATTTTGATGCTGGAATTATCGCGTCAGTAGCGAATACCAAAAAAGGTTTTGCCTCATGTGATGCGTGGCTGAAGTACCTAACAAAGAACAATCAACTTGTGCCTATTGGTCAGGCTAAGCGCGGGGATCTTGTGTTCTTTCAATTTGATGAAGATGCTCAGCCTGATCATGTGGGCATTGTTAAGTTCCACCATACAACGCTCAAGTACCTACAAGTATTTGAGGGCAATACCTCAAGTGGTAAATCAGGAAGCCAATCAAACGGTGATGGCTTTTACCTCAAGAGGCGTGACTATAAAACAATCATGGCGGTAGCCCGCCCAAAGGAGTAACAATGGAACAGAAGCACCTAGACATGTTGAAATCAGCAATCCGCCACTTTGCAGTTACCGCTGTTGCGCTTTATGCCGCAGGAGTAACTGACATTAAAGCGCTTGCATTTGCAACAGCGGCGGCAGTTGTTGGCCCTGCAATCCGTGGCATTGACAAGAAAGACCCTGCATTTGGCTTGGTTGCAGATGTAGTAACGGCAGAGATTGACAAGTTGGCAAAGGCAAGCAAAAAGCCCGCGGCCAAAAAGAAAACGAAATAGTGAACTGCCCCGCTAACGCGGGGCTTTTTACTTTGCGGTACGCTTTATTCAAGGAGGCAAACATGGCATTAGAAAACGCGTTTGGTGAAATTTTAAGTAAACGAAGCATTAGGCGAGTAGGTGGCGTTTGTACTTATCAAGAAATGTACGACAATCTAACGGCAAGTGATAAGAAAACATTAGATGAAGCCTGGGAAAAAGGTTATCCAGTCAGTTTAATTGTTCAGGCATTGCGGTCAGATGGCCACAAATGCAGTGCCGACACAATTAGACTTCATAGAAGTGGAACTTGTAGGTGTCCAAAAGAGTAAAAGAAGTTCTTGATGATCGCCAACATGAATATGGAAGCGCTCGCAAAAACTTCACAGCCATAGGCCGCATGTGGGGCGCGCTTTTAGACATTGAGGACATTGACCCTGCCATTGTTGCGTTGATGTTTGATGCGGCAAAATCAGTACGGATTACAGCGAACCTAGAACATGAAGATAGTTGGATAGACAAAGAAGGCTACACACACCACGGCAAGGAGATCGTGTTTACAAATGAGCCTTGAAAAAAGATTACAGGACATGCCTGAAGGCATAGAGTCGCAAGATGTGAAAGAATTACGCCAGGTAATTTTACGATTGCAAAAACAATTGAAGCAGTCTAAAGAGCGCAGTGAAGATTTAGTAGAGGCAACTCACCGCGGCGCTTATGATGCAATGATCTCGTTGGGTGCAGTGCCACCTGTTTCTGCGCCACAAAAAGACACACGCAAAATAAATGCTGAAGTTGCTTTGATCCACACAACGGATTGGCAAGGCGCAAAAGTTACAACCAGTTACAACACTGAAATTATGCGTGAGCGCGTAATGCAGTTTTCTGAAAAAGTTGTACATCTAACTGATTTGCAACGCCACCACCACCCTGTGAAAGAATGTGTAGTGATGTTTGGCGGTGACATGGTTGAAGGTTTGTTTAATTATCCTGCGCAGTTATGGCAGATAGATGCTTCATTGTTTGGCCAATTCACCAGTGTTTCAAGGCTTTGCGTGGATTTTGTGCGCGAAATGTTAGCCAATTTTGAAAAGGTCACAGTGATTGCTGAATGGGGAAATCATGGGCGCATTGGTGGCAAGCGCGCAGAAGTGCCTAAATCTGACAATGTGGATCGCATGGTTTATGAAATGAGCCGCCAAATCCTTGCAGGAGAAAAGCGTTTAACCTGGGAGGATTGCCCTGAAGATATTCAAGAAGTTGAAATTGGTAACTACCGCGCTTTGCTTATGCACGGTGATGAATTAGGCCGGTCAGGATTTGCAAGCCCTGCCGCATGGATTGCAGGTGCTAACCGTTGGAAAGCGGGCGCACATGATTACGATTTTCACGACATTTTTCTAGGCCATTACCACCGACATGCACAAGAGCCAATTCAAAAGCACTACAACATTTATTGGACAGGATCAACAGAGTCAGATAATCGTTATGCCCGTGACTCAATGGCCGCTAGTGGCAAACCATCACAGCGTTTACATTTTGTAGATCCAATTAAGGGCAGAACAACAGCCCAATATCAAGTTTGGTTAGACTAATCTTCATCATCATCTGAATAATCAGATGTAATTAGGCGCATGTCAGAAACATCAACGCCCGCTTCTACGGCTTTGTCCATTGCGTCTTTAAAAGTAGATAGACAGCGCCCCGTCAAATCACTAACCATGTCGGGATAAGTTGCTTCTGTTCCCAGTTCAACCATAAGACCGCCTAAGCGGATTGAAATTTGTGAGTACGCCATAATTTCCCCCTGGCTATAAGTATGCCATTACCGCCGCGCCACGCCGATAAATTACGGGTTCTTGTGTTTGTCAGCGCCATAGGGTTCAATTCTCCTACACGGGCTAGTTAGCCCCAAACAGGAAGGTTACAAATGGCAAGTTACAAAGGCCCATTAGATTACATTGATGTGGCAACGAGAATTATTGAGTTTAGAGAAAAATTTCCGCATGGTTCACTACAGTCATGGAAAGACCCGTATGTAATTGAAGTAAAGATGCCTGACGGCAGTATTAAAAGTTACATGGTGTACAGCGCTGCGGCATACCGCACACCTGATGATCAATTACCAGGCGTAGGTTGGGCATACGAGCCAATTCCAGGGCCAACCAACTTTACCCGTGACTCTGAACTACAAAACGCTGAAACAGCCGCCTGGGGGCGCGCAATGGTTGCCGCTCTTGCAGTGGACACAAAGAAAGGCATTGCATCATCTGAAGAAGTGCGCAACCGCCAAACAAAAACAACAGAAGCACCGCAAGCAAAAGCGCCTGCAACAAAGCGTGAATACACAGAAGAAGAAAAAGCAAGCGCATTTGCAGTTTTCAGTTTGATTGAAACTAAAACAACAGAGGACGAACTTAGAAGCGCATGGCAATTAAATCTTGATTTGCTTGATGTTGTAATTGAAGGCGCAACTTTGCGTGATCATCTTTTGACACGCAGGGCGGCTCTCAATGGATAACAGCGTAATCATTGCCAACAACGCTCAGCGCACTTCAATAGCCGCCGCAGAAAAAGTTTTGCCTAGAACTGGATCGCTCAAGCGCAAAGTATATGAATACATTTTGAAACAGGGATTGCGCGGTGCTACGGATTATGAGATTGAGAAAACATTACAGATAGAGGGCAATACAGTGCGTCCTACACGCATAAGCCTTGTAAAAGAGGGTTACATTATTGACACAGGTACAGTAAGAAAAAACCACCACAACAATGACTGCATAGTTTGGCGCGCAGTAGAGGAAGGAATGATGTTATGAGTAAAAAAGAAAACAAATTTGAACCATCAAACGGATTAAAGGTTGCAGTTCATTACAACATAATTGCAATTCGCGCAGTGGCTCAAGAGTTAGACATATTTCCTGAAGATCTTGCAGAAAAATTAGACAGTGCAGGCTTCATGCTTGTTCCTGATCCTTTTAATATGTCATCAGATGCAGGCAAAGTAATTGCTTTGCAGAACAAGCGGGAGAATTCAAACATTAGCCTGGTAAAAGAGGAAACAGTTGATGAGTGAAATTATTACGCCTGCAATGGTGGAGCAAAAATTACGCGGGCTTTCCAAAGAAGTAGATGATGCGCACAAAAATCTTGTAGAGGTTGAAACGATTTATCACAGCGTCAAAGCGGAGTATGAAATTGCCATGGCCAAATCTCGTATGACTTTTGCAACGCAATCATCACCGACTGGAAAAAATTACACAGTTGGAGAGCGTGAGGACATGGCGCTTATACAAAATGAGGAATTACACAAAGACTTGTCAATTGTTCAAGCCAAAGTTTTAGCAACACGCGCTAATACAAACAGGCTCAAGATGCAGGTGGACATTGCCCGCTCAGTTGGCACATCAGTCCGCACAAGCATGGATCTCACATGATCACATTTTGGATTGCATTTGTTCTTGGTTTGTTAATTGGCTATTGGGTGTATCCGTTGCGTATGGCATTTAAACTGTACAAAATAAGTAAAAAAATTAAGCAATTAGAAATTGATCACATGGCAATGATGGAAGATTTACGCGGCAAACAATGGAATGAGGATAATTTGTGATTGATTTACAAAGCATGGTTGTGAAAACTTTGGTTGCAAATGACAATGCCAGGGCTAGATCACAACAAGTAGCCATTGGCCCATCTGCAATTGGTGGGTGTCAGCGCCGGCTTTGGCATGACATTGCGCAAACTGATCCAACAAATGTCGGTGACAAATTGGGCGCAATTTTAGGAACTTTTATTCACACAGGAATTGAAGAAGCCATTAGGCGTGAAGATCCGTTTGGCGTTCAATATGAATTAGAAATTGCCGTGGAAGCCAATGGAGTGCCTGGCCATGTGGACGCATACGACAAAATCAACCACACCGTTATTGATTGGAAAACTATAAAAAAGGGTAGCGGCCGTTACTTTGGTGCAAACAACCGGCAGCAAATTTGGCAGATACATCTTTACGGTTATTTGCTCACACAAAATGGTTACACCGTTAAAGATGTGGCCCTTGTTGGTATTCCGCGTGATGGAAAAATGTCTGACATTTTGATTTATATGCAACCTTATGATGAAACAATTGCATTACAAGCCTTAGAGCATTTAGAAAAAACGCGTGAAATGGTTGCTCAACAATTACAACCTAGACCTGAAAAGCCATTGGCATTTTGCGCAGACTTCTGCCCCTACTACGATCCGACAGGAGAAGAAGGTTGCCCAAGTACACAGAAGTAAATTGGGAAGATGCAGAATGTAAACGACTAGAAGTTCACACAGATCTTTTTTACGACATAGAAGAACAAAGATCTGTTGATGCCTATGATCACATCAACGCAGTGCGATCCATTTGCGTCTCTTGCCCTATTTGGAAAGATTGTTTAACCTACGCGTTCCAAAATGAAAATTACGGAATGTGGGGCGGAATGACTAGCCAGGAAAGGGCAAGCATAGATAAACCATTGATGTATCCCAATCAACGCATCAGAGGTTTGAACGCTTTAAGGCAAATGGGTATTTCATTAGAACAAATTAAAGAATGTAAAAGGAAGGCAACATGACCTGGATTAAATTAGATGACACTTTGCCCAATAATCCTAAAATCTTGCCGCTCAGTGACAAGGCTTTTAGGCTTTACATTGAAGGTTTGTGTTACGCCAATCAATATCTTACTGATGGCTTTTTGGCCCAGGCTGTAATCAATCGTTTGGACAATGGCAACGCCTATCAAGAATTAGTAGAAGCAGGCCTTTGGATAACGGTTGAGACAGGTGCGCAAATTCATGACTATTGCGAGCATCAAACAAGCCGTAAGACGGTAGAAGAAAAGCGTGAGCAGGTACGCAATCGTGTAACGCGTTACAGAGAAAAAAGTAACGGTGATGTAACGCTATCAGAAACAGAAACAGAAACAGAAACAGAAACAGAAACAGAAACAGATAAAAGAAAGAAAGATTTATTCGATCAATTTTGGGCTGTTTATCCAATCAAGATAGGTAAAGAAAAAGCGCGAAAGAGTTTCTACACAAAGATCAAAGAGATTGATCCTGAAGTAATCATTAAAGGCGCTCAGAGGTACAAATCAGACCCAAACAGGACTAAGACCTTCACTGCATACCCTGCAACCTGGTTAAACGCCCATAGATGGCTTGATGAACCTTTACCGCCATTAGACGCTTCTACAGAAATTCAACAGAAAAAATTACAGGAAATGCGAAACAAGAGCGAAAAGGAACGAGAGGAAGCCGCGCAATGGTTCAGGGAACAGGAAGAACAAAGATCACGCGCAGTTCCACCACCCGCAGAATTACGCAATCTTTTCAAAAAGAGTCCTATAAATTAACGCAAAAATTATCTGTAACTGTTACCATTGATGTAACCATTACAGGAGGAATTATGACTAAGCAATTAGTTGATCCCGCAATAGTGCAACCAGGTGATCATGTACTGGCTAAAGGCCATGATCTCATGGTGAAATATATTCAAGGCCCTGATCATTCCGGCATTTATGATTTTCATGGTGTAAATGAAATGGGTGCTGATCAAATTGCGAGCGCGCAGGATCTCATTACACTGATCAGGTGATTACTTTTCAGGTAGATGGCCAACCAGTTCCGCAAGGATCTATGAAAGTCATCAATGGGCATGTCATTCATGCCAAAGGTTCAGAACTGGCTGCGTGGCGTTCTGCCATTGCTTTACGGGCCAGGGAAGCAGGGGCAAAACCGCACCTTGAGCCGGTGGAGATAGACATGATTTTCACAATGGCCCGCCCAAAGACCGTCAACCGCCCTGAGCCATCTGTTGCCCCTGACCTGGATAAACTGGTCAGAGCCGTCTTAGACGGCCTTACAGCCATTGCCTACCGTGATGATGGGCAGGTGGTACGCCTGACCGCGGCTAAGCAATATGGGGTTACGCCTGGGCTTTGGGTTCAAATGTGGGCCAAAATGCTTGCGTAAATGTGACAGACACCACAAAAAAAGTCAGAAAAAAAGTGCCAAAAACACTTGACACGCGTATAACCATGCCGTAATTTATTCCATATAAGGGAGACGGACTCCCAAAGGAAGCAGGCAAAGATGTTATCAACACAAACAATGTTAGAAAACGCAACAGACACATACAACGGTAAAACAGGTTGTGCTTGTGGGTGCGGTGGCAATTATGCTGGTGCTGACTCTGTTGCAGGTCAAAAGCGCATTAAAAGAATTATGAACGCAAATCCTGAAAAAGTTATGTGCGCTAATTTTGGTAATGGCGAAGGTTGCCTTGAGATGTATAACGAAAATGGTACACGCGTACTCCGTGTTTATTTCAAGGTAGGTAACTAATTATGACCACAACAATTGGGGCTAATGTAACAATCAATGGCAAAGCAATGTGGACTGTTTATGGAATTACTATTGACGGAGATGTAAACATTTACCGTTATGTAGATACAAAAAATTCACGCCGCATGATCAAGCGCCGTATTTCTCCATTAAAGTTAAAGAATTGGGGAAACTAATCAGTGAAATTTAAATTAGAAATAACGGTTGATTACAATGATTTTGTAATTCCACCTAACAAAAGCCAGTCAATGATCAATGGCATGCAACGCGAACAAGTAGCGTTTTTAATTCAAGATAAATTGGCTGACATGAACCCGCAGATCCACAATGTCTATAAGCAACGATCCTAGATGTTTTTGGTGCGGAACTTATGGTTCACCTGCAAATTTTGTAATTGTATTTGAAGCAGAAGAAGGCAGCCCGCTTAGCGAGTGCGAGTGGTGCGGCAAAAATGAATACTTTAGGAGGAAGGCAAGCAATGGAAAAGAAGATTAAGGACTCAATCACAACACGCGGTTGGCTAGTTATTTGGTTGTTAGTGTTGGCGTTTACAGTTTGGTTTACAACGGCAACCGCTGATGTTTGTTATGTAGGCGATCAAGGCAACTTTTTAGGTTATGGATCATGTTCAGCAATGATTGATGAGGTGGTAGGCAAATGAGTGAATTTAATGTAATTGATTACAAAACAGTAGAACAAAGTTTGTTGGAACTTCAAATAAACCATACAAAAAAACTATTGCAAGAAATTGAAGATGCTTTGACTGTATGGCAAGAAAGTCTTTATGTTAAAAACAAATTAGACACAGAAGAAAGAGAACGCTACATAGGCTTTTTAGAAGGCGTGAGATTAAGCAAAGCACATGTAATTAAAATGCGTTTACAGTTGGAAGGACAGGAAGAAGAATGATGTTTATTGCAAGCGTAATTATTGTGACGCTTTTAGGCGTTGTAATCTCTGAAATTTGCTATAAAATAGAGCAGTCCTAAAAATAACCTGAGAGGGGTAAAGCAATGGACAGTTTAGTTAATCGTTGTATGTGCGGTAGTTGGGTTTACGGTAACGCCGCTTGCGAAGTGTGTAGAAAGTTGGCGAAAGGCTAAAGCCTGAAGCGCGTAACACAAATCCTTTTAAGCGCCGCATTAGCGGTAGGAATTGTGTTTGCTTCACCTGCGGCGGCTCAAGCACCAAAAATAGAGTTGCATCAAATGCCACCTAAAGTTATTGCCGCCACAATGTTGAAGAAAAGTTACCCTGATCATAAAAAGCAGTTTGCCTGTTTGGAACAATTGCTTTACAAGGAGAGTGGGTGGCGCGTAAATGCGCTTAATCCATCATCAGGCGCATTTGGGCTGTTCCAGTTTTTGCCTAGCACCTGGGCCAATTACAAGTACCCATTTAAGCCAAAAGATGCCCACACGCAAATCAAGGCTGGGTTACGCTATGTCTATAAGCGTTACAAAACACCTTGTAACGCGTGGGAATTTTGGAAAAAGCAGGCTGGCCCTGATATGCGTGGAGGTTGGTACTAATGACCACATCACCTTTTGGCTTGCCGCTACGGGTTGATCTTCCTACGGTAGATCCTACTGAATGGGAAGATGAAGAAGAAGATGGCGATTGATAAGAAGGTTGTTGCTACCGTAATTAACAGGGCTAATGGCTATTGCGAAGTCTGCGGTGGCCCTGGCTTGATTGAAAATATGGCCCTGCATCACCGCAAACTAAAATCCAGGGGCGGCAAAGACACCGTTTCTAACCTTATCTTGATCCATCACGGCTGCCATAATCTAAAAACCGATAGTATTCACCTCAAGCCTGCAAGCGCAGAGCAAAAGGGTTGGATTGTGCCGTCATACAAAGAGCCACATGAGTTTCCTTTTGTGAAGCCTGATGGTTCAATTGTATTACTACAAGATGACGGTACTGAAGCCGTAATGATGGAAGGTGACTAATGCACATAAGCGTAAAAGGTAATTTAGGCAGTGATCCTGACCTAAAGTTTTCAAAAAACAATACAGCGTATTGTAATTTTTCATTAGCCTACACACCACGCAAGCAAGTTAATGGTGAGTGGAAAGATGGAGAAGTAAGTTGGTTTAAAGTAATTGTTTTTGGCGCAAAGGCTGAAGCAGTTGCAGACACTTTTAGAAAAGGTGACAGTGTTTTAGTTGTTGGCGATCTTGAACAAAAGAGTTACACCGACAAAGAAGGTAATGAGAAAACTGCTTTGGAGATTGCTGCCAAAGAAGTAGGTTTAGTTCCACGATTAGGAAAGCCAAAAGCACAACCATCTAGGGAGGTAGCACCGTGGTAGATGATCTAATGAGCGCCGCTGAAGTATGTGAGCGTTTGGGAATTACATTAAACAACTTACGACAGATCCAACACCGTAAGACTCTTACATGGGTGCAGAAGTCAGGCCGTAATGTGTTCTATACAAAAGCAGATGTTGAAAACTACTTTTTAAAGCGCCAGGAGCGTAATCAAGGCTAACATCTTCATGTGATCGTTATTGAAGATGAAGTAACAGTGGCTCAGATAGATGAATGTCTAAGTCATGTTTACGCCATGCTCAAAACAGATGAATACGGCAATCGCATGGATTGGCGCAAAAAAGAGATGCTTACAGAGCAGTTAGATGAATTGCTTGATGCGCGTCTTAATCTTGTAAGAACAGGTAAGCCATGAACAACACACCTTATGATGGAGTAATGCTTTTTATTGTTCTCAGTTTGTTTATTGCTGTAGTTGCAATGGCGCTAGGAGTTAGATAAGTTACGCGTACCTGATCCCCACCGTGGGGATTGAGTGCTGGACACAGCCCACATTCAATGATGAGTGTGGGTTTTGTTCTTTCAACTTGCAGGAAACTTTCTAAAACATTAACATCAACATATTATGGTAGAAAATACGCGTGATTTGGTAGAAAAAGAAACAACCATAATTGAGTTGCGCCATGAAGGTTATGTGTGGCGTGAGATTGCAACTATGGTGGACATGAGCATTGCTGGTGTCGTTAAGGCTTACAAGCGCGCTCTCATGCGTCACCCTGTTGCAGCGATAGAAGAACACCGTGAACTGGAACTAGATCGCTTAGACAATTTGCAGCGTACATATTGGCAACCTGCGGTAAACGGTAATTTAAGAGCCGCAGATTTTGTTCTACGCGTAATTGATAAACGCGCAAAGTTATTGGGATTAGACGCACCATTGAAGGTACAAGCAGAGGTGGTTACTTATGACGGATCAGATTTGGACAGAGAAGTTGAACGAGTCGCAAGAATTATTGAAGCCTCAACAATTGGAGACATTGCAACCATCACAGAACTCACGGATCAAGGCGAGCCGGTGGATATGGAAGAACAAACTGGCGCGGAAGGAACAACTACCACCTGAAGGTGAATGGAACATTTGGCTTGCAATGGCAGGCCGTGGATTTGGCAAGACACGCTTAGGCGCAGAAGAAATAGCCTGGCAAGCAATAGTTCAACCCGCTACGCGCTGGGCTGTTGTTGCTCCTACTTTTTCAGATGCTAGAGATACATGCGCAGAAGGTGAGTCAGGCATTGTTGCCATCTTGCAGCGTTACCAAATGCTTGAGAACTACAACCGTTCTATTGGTGAGATCCTGCTCAAGAACGGTAGCCGCATAAAACTATTTAGTGCAGATAACCCTGAGCGTTTCCGTGGCCCGCAGCATCATGGCGCTTGGTGTGATGAATTAGGTGCATGGCGTTATCAAGATGCCTGGGATCAGTTGCAGTTTGGCTTACGCCTGGGAAAGAAACCGCGGGTTATTGTTACCACCACACCCCGCTCTACAGCCCTTATACGCATGCTTGCAGGCCGTACAGATGGCTCAGTGATTATTACCAGGGGAAGCACATTTGATAACGCCGCAAATCTAGCCCCCAGCGCTCTGATGGAATTACAAGCCCGTTACAACGGAACACGGTTAGGCCGCCAGGAACTTTATGGAGAAATCCTTGATGATGTTGAAGGCGCGTTGTGGACTAGAGGCTTGATTGACCGCACACGCATTGCAACAGCCCCAACTATGGCGCGCATTGTTGTAAGCGTTGATCCTGCCGTAACTAACTCAGAGAAATCAGATGAAACGGGCATTGTTGTAGTTGGATCTACTTCTGATGGCCAGGGTTATGTGCTTGGTGATTATTCATTTAGAGGATCACCGCTGCAATGGGCTACAAAGGCGGTAGAACTGTTTGACTCATACAAGGCTGATGCTGTTTTGGTTGAAGTAAACCAGGGCGGTGACATGGTGGGCGCAGTGTTGAAGCAGGTACGGCCAACATTACCAATCAGAGAAGTGCGAGCGCATGTGGGTAAGAAATTGCGAGCAGAACCGGTAGCGGCTATGTATGAGCAAGGGCGTATTCACCACATTGGCGAGTTTGCAGAGTTAGAAGATCAGATGTGTACCTGGACTGTAGATGAACCAAACTCACCTGACCGCATTGATGCAATGGTGCAGGGTTTTAGCGATCTATTAGGAAAAGTTACAGTTAGTAATTACTTTAACGCCATTGCTAATCACTGCCCTAAGTGCGGACTGCCAATGCCTAAATCATTTACACATTGTTCTGCATGTAATACCGCTATGATTGCCCCAAAGTCTGAAGTGGCACAAGGAGCGTAATGGCTGACAATTACAACACAATAATTGATCAAGGTGCTGATTGGTTTCGCAATTTCTTGTACACACAGCCTGCAACTATTACAAATGCAGTAGGCAATGGAACAACTATTACATACACCGCAGAAAACGGATTTAGCGCAGGACAAACTGTTTACATTGATGGCATTTTGCCTAGCCAATATAACTTAGGCAATGTAACCATTGCTTCACGCACCTCAACGCAATTTACAGTGACTAATGCTGCAACTGGTTTGTACATTCAAGGCGGAGACGCACTAAGCGCAGTGGATATTACTGGTTACACAGCCCGCATGCAGTTGCGTTCATTGCCTAATGACACAATTGCAGTTTTAACGCTTACAGACACAAGTGGCATTACAATTGATGGGCCTAGTGGAACTCTTGCAGTTCGCGCAACAGCGGCACAAACGGCGGCAATTAGTGCAGGCCCGTATTATTATGATTTAGAGATAACATCACCTACTGGTGTGAAAACACGACTTGTTCAAGGTGAATTAAATGTAAATGCAGAGGTGACAAGATGACATACAACCCAAACAGTTTTCTTAACAATCCAAACCCTGTTGGAACTCCAAATGTTATTGTTGTTACTCCTGGCCCTGCGGGGCAACCAGGCGCTCAAGGTATTCAAGGGCCTTCAGGAAACTTTTCTGCGCAAGGTGTTCAAGGAACACAGGGTTTACAGGGCGGTGGCTTTAATCAAGCACAAGGCACACAAGGTATTGCAGGCCCGCAGGGTGTTACAGGTGTACAAGGATTTAATGGCGCGCAAGGCACAATTGGTGCGCAAGGAACTACCGGCTCACAAGGATTAACTGGTATTCAAGGTGACGCTGGTTTGCAAGGTGTTGCAGGTAGTCAGGGAACTCAAGGTATTCAAGGCAACACAGGTATTCAAGGTTCAATTGGTGTACAAGGATCTGTTGGTACGCAAGGCACAACTGGTGCGCAAGGCCTTGAAGGTATTCAAGGTGCGTTTGGTGTGCAAGGATCAACCGGCACTCAAGGTTTTACAGGATCTCAAGGAACAATTGGTGCGCAGGGCGCAACTGGAACACAAGGTTTAATTGGTGTTCAGGGAACAATCGGTGCGCAAGGTATAACTGGTACTAATGGTGTTCAAGGTGCAACAGGAATACAAGGAACAATTGGTTCTCAAGGTATTGAAGGTGTTCAGGGCATTACTGGTGTTCAAGGAACTACAGGTGGAGCGGGATCACAAGGAACAATTGGATCTCAAGGTTTAACTGGTTCACAAGGAGCAATTGGTGAGACAGGTTCTCAAGGTACAACTGGAACAATTGGTTCTCAAGGTTTAACTGGTATTCAAGGCAATACAGGAGCGCAAGGAATACAAGGCGTTCAAGGTCATGATGGATCTCAAGGGCTTAATGGAATTCAAGGCAACACAGGCGCGCAAGGAATTATTGGTGTGCAGGGTGTTGAAGGTACGCAAGGTATTGAAGGACTTCAAGGTTTAGAAGGCGCTCAAGGTACACAAGGTATTCAGAGTGCTATTGGCGCGCAAGGTTTAACAGGTTTACAGGGTGTTGCAGGTGCGCAAGGCACAACGGGTATTCAAGGCATAACTGGATCACAGGGAACTGAAGGTATTCAAGGTGCAGATGGAGCGCAAGGAACACAAGGTGTTATTGGTGTTCAGGGTGTAACAGGTTCACAAGGACTTGATGGAATTCAGGGAACTGTTGGAGCGCAGGGAACTCAAGGCGTACAAGGAACTATTGGTAGCCAGGGTGTTCAAGGTTTAGATGGTATTCAAGGTGTGCAGGGTAATACTGGTGCAAGCGGTACATCATCATCTATTTTTGATTATGTAGCGGTAGCAAATTCACAAACACCTCCCCCTAATGCTGGTGACATTAAATGGAATAATGCCACACAAATTAACTCAACAAACATTTATGTATCTCATTTAACAGATGCAAATGTGGACATTGATTTCTTATTAGCAAACATTAAAAATGGTGACATCTTCTTTATTCAAGATAGAAGTGACTCTGCCAATTATCAAGAATGGCAAGTAAACGGCACACCTACAAATGTTCCTAATAGTTATTTCACTTTTCCTGTTGCACTTTTAGACTCAAGCGGAACAGGCACAACAAACTTTGCCAATAATCATAACATTTCTCTTATTACTCAAAGCGTGGGCGTTCAAGGAACAACTGGCGCGCAAGGTACGACAGGTGCGCAGGGAACTACTGGTTTGCAGGGAATTCAAGGCACTACTGGAATTCAAGGCGCAGAAGGTTTGCAGGGTGTTACAGGATCTCAGGGAATTACTGGATCTCAAGGCGCTCAGGGAATTACTGGCTTGCAAGGCGCAACAGGTACACAAGGACTTGTTGGCGCTCAAGGCGAAACTGGATCGCAGGGCGTAGAAGGAATTCAAGGTGTTGAGGGAACTCAAGGTTTCACTGGAATTCAAGGCCAAACAGGTACTCAAGGATTAAACGGTATTCAAGGAACGCAAGGCGTTCAGGGTACAACTGGTTCTCAAGGACAAACAGGATCACAGGGCTTAGACGGTATTCAAGGAACTACTGGTACGCAGGGTGTGCAAGGAATTCAGGGCCATGATGGAACGCAAGGAACGACTGGCGCGCAAGGCTTAGAAGGTCTGCAAGGAACTCAGGGAACTGAAGGATTGCAAGGAGTCACAGGTAGCCAGGGAACTAACGGAACACAAGGCACACAGGGAACTCAAGGACTTGAGGGATTGCAAGGCGTTACTGGATCTCAGGGTGCTAACGGATTAAATGGTTCTCAAGGAACAACTGGTACTCAAGGACTTGAAGGAATTCAAGGCATTGAAGGATTACAGGGAATTACTGGTACACAAGGAGTTCAGGGATTAACTGGAACTCAAGGTGCAACTGGTGAAACTGGTATTCAAGGAGTTCAGGGTACAGAAGGAATTCAAGGTATTGTTGGAACGCAAGGTACGCAGGGTATTCAAGGTACTACAGGCTCACAGGGAACAACTGGTTCGCAAGGTTTAGTTGGTACTCAGGGCTTAACAGGTACTCAGGGTACTGAAGGAATTCAAGGAATACAGGGTCTTGAAGGTCTGCAAGGAACACAAGGAACGCAATCAGTACAAGGTTTACAAGGGCCGCAAGGTTTGTTTGGTACTCAAGGTGTTCAAGGTGTTACTGGTGAGGACGCAAATGCCTACATTGTTAATTATTTAGATGGCGGAAATGTCACACCTAACACAGACATCATCTATAATTCAGGAATAGCGACTACATCATCATGGACATATACAATTGATGCTGGCGGAGCAACGGTTTCATTCTAACTAATAGAAAAAGGACAGAACTATGACATCACGCTTACAAAATCGCCGCGACATAGCAAGCGCGTGGACAAGCGCTAATCCAACACTTGCCGCTGGCGAGATGGGTCTTGAAACCGACACATCTAAATTTAAGTTGGGTGATGGCGTAACCGCGTGGAATTCTCTTGCTTATGCTTACACAGCGGGAGCCGCTGGCGCACAAGGTACAACTGGCACACAGGGCACAACTGGAACGCAGGGTATCCAGGGCACAACAGGTTTGCAAGGAACGGAGGGCGTACAAGGTATAACTGGTGCGCAGGGATTAACAGGATCGCAAGGCACACAAGGCGTTCAAGGCACTGAAGGTTTGCAAGGAACAATTGGTAGCCAGGGTACACAAGGTTTGCAGGGATTAACTGGCGCTCAGGGAACTACCGGTACTCAAGGTTTGACTGGTACTCAAGGTATTTCAGGTGCAGATATTCTAGGTACAAACAACACCTGGACTGGCGCAAACAACTTTACTACTTCTGTTACAGGTCTTGTTTTAGACGCAACAACAACTACATCTTCAAGAGGTGTTGGTTATATGGGAATTCCGCAAAGCGCAGCGGCAACAACTGGTTCATACACATTAGTTGCAGCGGACGCTGGAGAACATATTTATTCAACTGCAACCCGTACAGTTACTATCCCTGCTAACGGATCAGTTGCTTACCCAATTGGTACAACAGTTGTATTTATTGCTGCTACTGGCACAACAGTTACTATTGCAATTACAACTGACACTTTAATTTTGGCCGGTACAGGAACTACAGGTTCACGCACACTTGCAGCGTTTGGTATTGCAACAGCCGTTAAAATTACTTCTACATCATGGATTATCAGTGGCAATGGACTTACATAATGAGTGGTGTTCTAGGCAGTGTAATTGCGGCAGTTGGTAAACCTCCTGCAATAAGTTTTACAAGCCTTATTATTGCAGGCGGAGGCGGCGGCGCTGGTGGTGGTAATTATCAATATGGCGGCGGTGGCGGCGGTGCTGGTGGAGTTGTAAGCGCAACACAATCATTAAACAGCGGCACAGTTTTAACAGTTGCAGTTGGTGGCGGAGGCGGTGCTGATAATTACAGTTGGAATAATGAATTTTTCTTCCGTTATTCTACCAATTCAACAAACGGTGGAAACTCATCAGTAACAGGATTTACAACCGCAGTCGGTGGCGGTAGAGCGCAATCTCCAAGTACATCAGGTGCGGGTCAATCAGGTGGTTCAGGTGGCGGAGGAAGTTCGCTAACTGGCGGAGGCGGCGGAGGAACTTCAGGACAGGGTAACGCTGGCGGCAGTTGTTCAGGTGAGTCAGCATCAGGAGGTGCAGGCGGTGGCGGTGCAGGCGGTGGTGGTGGTAGCAGTGGCAATAACGCGATAGGTGGTAACGGCGGTGGGGCAACTGGTGCTTATTCAGTATGGGCAAGTGCAACCTCATCAGGAGTGTCAGGCAATTATGCAGGCGGCGGCGGTGGTGGTTATCTTGGCGTAGGCGGTGGCGGCGGAGGCGGTAATGGATACCAGGGCGGAGGCAATTATTATGGATTTTCAGCCGCAGGTTCAACAGGCGGTGGCGGCGGAGGCGGTACTGTTTTTGGGCCATTTGATAGCGGCGGCGGCGGTAACGGCGGAAGCGGAATAGTTATTTTAAGAGCCACGGGAAGTTACACTGCCAGTGCAACAACTGGTTCACCAACCCGCTATGAAACTGGCGGTTTTACTTATTACAAATTTACTGGAAATGGAAGTTTGACGGTATGAGCGGCGTTTTGGGCGGCCTCATTGGATCATCTGTTGTGGGTAAGCCTGTTGTTACAGGTGGCACTCTTTACTCTGACGCAACTTATTATTACCGCAAATTTACTGATAATGGAACTTTAGGCATCACTGGCAAAGCGCTTACTTTTGATGCATTAGTTATTGCAGGCGGAGGCGGAGGCGGAAGTGGTTGGTCTAAAACATCTTCGTTGCCAGTTGTTTACACTGCGGGCGGTGGAGGCGGAGCAGGCGGAATTATATTTGCAACTTCTCAATCATCTAGTTCAAATTTATCAGTAACCGTTGGTGCTGGTGGCCCAAGTACAACAAATGGAAATGCTTCTGTTATTGGTTCAATAACGGCAACTGGCGGCGGCAGAGGCGGCGGCGGTGCAGGTTATGACGCAAGATTAGTAGGTCAATCAGGAGGATCATCAGGTGGTGGCGGCAGTTACTACATAAATGATGGCGAAAGTGAGGGCGTTGGTGGTTATATTTCTCAAAGTCCTGCAGTACCGACTCAAGGAAATAGTGGAGGAACAGGAAATTTTACTGGTTCTTCTTCTTCTGATGTATGCGGCGGTGGTGGAGGCGGCGCTGGCGCAACAGGCGGGGCAGGTGCAATAGCCCCTGGTGCGGGCGCTGGTGGTCAAGGAACTACAACATATAGCACTATTGGCTCTGTAACTTCTAGCGGTCAAAATATAGGCGGAACATTTTGGTTTGGCGGCGGAGGCAGTGCTGGACGCGC